GAAGGAAATGATGAGAATACTGGATCAACAAGCACTCCAACTGGTGCAACAGACGCAAACATTGATTCAATGTATGCAATATTTACATCAGATGGAAGTCAATCTAATGAAAGACTTCGCATCACATCAGACGGTAAAGTTGGTATTAACAGTACATCACCATCAAATACTTTAGTAGTACAAGAGCCAACTGATAATAATTCATCAATTCGATTATTCAGAGCATCTACTGGTGGTGATATTGCTTCAATTATTTGGGCAACTAATCAGGGCAATCAAGCTCAAATTAATTATCGAGGTGGTGGTGGATCAACTGGGATGCAGTTCTATACAGGTGGCACTGGATCTTCTAACTTACGTGCGATCATCAATACAAGTGGTAATGTTGGTATCGGAACTCATGATCCACAAGCAAAATTAGATGTTACAGATGGTACAACAAGTATTCTTTTTACTAGAACAAACAATAATCCTCATATTGATTTTAAAGCAAATAATGTTACTCAAGCATGTCAAATAAAAGCAGCAGAATCTGCTGGTGGTGGAGTTTTGCAATTCTTTACCAAAAATACTAGTGGTACTTCTATAGAAAGACTTAATATCAACACAAGTGGACATTTACTTCCTGGTGGAACTAGTCAAGATATAGGATCTTCAAGTGATAGATGGAACGATATATTTGCTGTTAATGCAAACTTTAGTGGAACAGTAACTTATGATGATGTAACTAATATTAATTCGGTTGGAGTTATTACAGCACGTGATCACATAAAATTTGCTAACTCAGGTGATGGAATTATATTTGGAACTGAAGGAAGTAGTGATAGACCCTCTATAATTGGTACTTATGTGTCAGCAACTGATAATCATATAGTATTTAATACTGCTGGTAATGAAAGAGTTCGCATCAAATCAGATGGCAATGTTAGTATCGGCAGCACTGCCGATGGTTTGAGGAGATTAGATGTTGTTGGAAATAGTTTATTAGTTCGACCAACAATTGATAATGTCAGTTCCTTTGGAAATGCAAGCACTGTTAATAATTCTATCATTATTAGAATGCCATATGGTGAGAATCCTGCATCAACAAATCATAGTGGTGCTAGATTTGGTATTCAATTCACTGGTGCAAACAATACAACTGATGTTACCTCACTAAATTTTGGAGATGATCCTGTCAAATCTGCATCAATATATGGAGTTTCTGAAGATAATCTTGGATATAATAGAAAAGTAGGATTGGTATTTTATACTTCCAATTTTGATGCTGCACAAACAGAAAGACTTCGCATCACATCTGATGGTAAGGTTGGTATCGGAACTGTAAGTACAGTAGCAAATGCAAAATTAGATGTATGGGGTGATGGTAGTGAATATCCAACTTTAAGATTAGGAACAGAAGCATATAATACACAGGGAGAGGATATAAGATTTGGTAGAATAGATCATCCGCAATCTGACATAAGATATCATTCAATTTATAGTTTACATCATGCAACTGCTGCAAATAATTATCTTAAATTTAGTTTACATAAAGGATCCGTTGGTGGTAATAATGAATTACAGACAGATGTAATGTATCTTCAAGGTGATGGTAAAGTTGGAATCAATGAGATAAGTAATATAAATGGAAGACTTCATGTTCAGCACGATGCTCTTGCAGAAAATATTTTATATGCAACAAGATATAATGATCAAACAAACGATAAACCAATACTAGCAATCACCGAAGCACTGATGAGTGGAATGAATGCTTCTGGTCTTGTAATTGGTAATCATAATAGAGATATTCATATTGGACCTGTTTTTGGTAGTAGTGCTGCTGTAACTACTACTGCGACTCTTGGAATCCGCATTAAGTCAGACGGTAGAATTGGAATTAATACAGCAACTGTATATGATACCAACACAATGCTTCAGGTTAATGGAAAGACGAATGCTGGTCCAAATTTAGTTTTACATAGAAATGATACGTCAGTTTCAGCAGGTCAAGTTCTTGGTGCATTAAGAATAACTGGAAATGATAGTAACGGAACACAACAAGAATCTTCTGCAATTGAATTTGTTGCGGACTTAAATCACGGAACAGATGATAAACCAGGACGTATAGTTTTCAAAACAACTGATGATGGTGCATCATCAGCAACAGAAAAACTTCGCATCACATCATCTGGCCAAGTTCAAATTAATAGAGATGGGGGTAATGCAGCACTTTTTCTTGGAGCATCACAGGATTTCAAACTGTATCATGATACAGATGGTCCAACTATTTTTAGTGATAATAATAATCAAGGACTCAAATTACAAATAAAAGAACTTATTGTTACTGAGTATACTGGAGTAACAGAAAGACTTCGCATCACATCAGATGGTTTTGTTGGAATTAATGAAGAATTAGTAGTAAATGGATTAACTATCAATAAGAGTGGTGATTATTCTCATTCTGATGGAAATACATACTATCAACCTGTTGGTAAATGGTTGAGTGCTTGGGGTCAAGTTAATTTAGATGACGGTGAAGATCATTGGGTAGGTTTTACTGGTAAATATGGTAATTCTAGTGCCTCTGTAAACATATCATTAGCACCAAATTTTAACAATACTTCTCAGCAAGCAGGTATGTATATTGCTGGTGAGGCTATAGATTCTGGAAATTCAGATTTCACTGTTGGTAAAATTGTGTCTGGTAGTTCAACAGGTCAAGGAACCTCTGGTAATGTAAGAGCAACAAAGTCAGAGTTATTCCGTATTACATCGGGTGGTAATGTTGGAATCGGAACTAATAATCCAACTGGAGCAAGTGCACTCACGGGTAATAACACAACACTAGCCGTTGGAAATTTAAAAGCTGGTAATATAACAGGTCCTGTAACAGGTGAAGCATCTAAGGTAACTATTGCTGATGGTGCAGATAATAGAGTTATAACGGCTGCTAGTGCAAATACTTTACAGGGTGAAGCAAATTTAACTTTTGATGGAAGCACTTTAAGTTCTGCTGGTAATATTAATTGTACAAGTGGAAGACTTCAAAGAGGAACAGCAACAGTGCAAGACGGTGATGCAATAGCTGGTGGTCTTAATATTAATGGAACAGATATGGATGCTTCTCTCATCATGTCTGTATTTGGAAATGATGGTGATTTCACTCGTATCTCTGGATCTAAGTCACGCAATGCATCGGTAGGTAGTCATACAATTGTTCAAGATAATGATGTCTTATTATCACTCAAAGGTTTTGGTTCTGATGGAAATAACTTTGAAGAGGCAGCACAAATTGAAATGCAAGTGGATGGAACTCCAGGTAATGATGTTATGCCTGGTCGTATTGTATTCAAAACAGCTACAACTGATGGTGTAGCAGAAAGACTTCGCATCACATCATCTGGTAATGTTGGAATCGGAACTGATGATCCTATTGATATTCTCGATATCAACAGTGACTCTGCAAGTGCTGTAACAAACATGTACTTAAGAAATCATGCTAATTTAGGTGGTGCAGCACTCAATCTCTATACACAAGGAACTTATGCTTCTCCACAATATAGGGCAATCATAGGATGCTCTGATGCTGGTGGAAATATTAGAATGGGTGCTTATTCTAATCATGATTTATTGTTATTAACTAATAACGATGCAAAAATAACTATTAAATCAGATGGTAAAGTTGGTATTGGAATTACAGATCCAACACAAAAATTGAGTGTTAGTGGAGATATTAATTTCCAAAATAATATGTTGATCTCTAATCATGGTGGATCAAGTAACATAGATCATATTTGGCATAGTGATGCTTCAAATTATGGAACAGGTGGAACATGGAACTTTGTTTCTGATAGCACAGCAAAGGCTACTGGAAACTCTGCAATTCAGATAGGTTTTTTAAAGTCTTCTGGTGGTGGACATTTTCTTGGAGATGTTGGTATCGGAACTACAAATCCAACTGGAGCAGATGCACTTACGGGTAATAATACGACATTAGCTGTTGGAACTTTAAAAGCCACCAGTATAAGTGGAACAATTAGTGGTACAATTACAAATGCAACGAATGCTGCTAAAGTATCATTGGCAGATGATACTTCTGATGCTGACGGATATATAACATTTTCAAATGGAGCAACAGGTAATCAAAGCATCAAGACAAATGATAATCTTAGATATGACGCAGCTGATGGAATTTTAGAAATAAGAAAAACAGACGGTGGAATAAAATTTGGACCTGGTACTGCTGCAAATGATGATGCACATATTGAGTGGAAAGGTACTAGTAATGCTGGATATTTAAGAATATCTACATCTGATGACTCTGATTCTACTGGTGTAAATGAATATATTGAATTTGGTGATTATGCTCAAACTAATAGAACAGGAGCTTTTACACAACACGTACGTATTGCTCGTAATCAATTCTTAGTTCGCACAGGATCAAATACAATAACTCCAGCAGATCGTTTTCTGATTGATGAAAATGGTAATGTTGGTATCGGAACTGTTAATCCAGGATATAAACTAGAACTTCATGATGCAAGTGGATCTACTAATCTTAAAATAGGAAGTAGAATGACCGATAGTGATTATGGAATTGCTTTTGGGTATTTTGATAATCTGAGTGGAAATCATGGATTTGGAATTGATAGAAAACACGGTGGAACTACTACATCAAATGGATTTGTTTTTAGAGCTGATACTGGTAATGTTGGTATCAACAGCACAATTCCAACACAAAAATTAGATGTAAATGGAACAGTCAAAGCAACCGCTTTTGAAGGTCCTTTAACAGGAACATTAACGGGAGCAGCAAGTCAATTAGCCATGACGGATCAGAGTAGTGATTCTACTTGTTTCCCCGTATTTGTTCAAGCATCAGGATCAGGTAATCTAACTCCACATAGCAATACAAGTTTAACATTCAACGCAAGTACAGGTCAACTTGGAGCAACAAGTTTTAGTGGTGGTTTACCAATTACAGATGGTGCAAATAATCGAATTATCACAGCAACAAGTGCATCAGCAATAAAGGGTGAGTCAGACTTAACTTTTGATGGATCAACTCTTGCGGTAACTGGAGGTGGTAATCCAGTAGCGGTATTTGATAGAGGTAGTGCGAATAATACAAATCTAAACTTAAAATATAACGGAAATCATTATGGACAAGTAAGTGTTGCCGATAAAGAATTTCAACTAAGTGCTGTTGGTTCGAGCACTACATTTAAAGTCTTTGTTAATGGTACCGATAGATTTATGATTGATGTTAATGGTAATATTGGAGTAAATGCTACTCCAAAAACATCAGGAACATTATACTCTACTGTAGATCATTTCTTAGTTATTGGTGATAATGATACTGGTATTGCACAAGATGGTGATGGACAACTTGAAATATGGGCAAATGATCAAGAAATTGCTAATTTTAATACAAGTAATATTACGTTAAAAAAAGCAACTACTATTAATGGTAATCTGACTGTCGATGGAACAGTAACATATGAAGATGTAACTAATGTAAGCACAACTGGTATTATAACCGCAGCTGCATTCATAGCCACAGGTGGAACAGTCGATTCTGGCACTGAGAATGATCCAACTAATGTTGCGATGATGATTGAGAATAATGATTACATTTACACTAATGACAGTGTAAACAGTAAGAGAAAATTAATTGGAAAGAGTAAATCAGCAGCAAACGCAAATCCACCAAACTTTGAAGTAATTGAGATTGGTCAAACTGGCACCGCATTAATTGATCGAATATCAATGCTACCAGGTAATGGTGGTGATTTTAGAGTTCAAGTTGGTGGTGCTGCAGGTACTCCTGGTAGTCATACAGCAGTTCGAGTGAGTGCTGGTGGCACACTTTCAGTAAGAGACACTGATCCAAAAGATGTTCACTTTGAGGTTAAAAGTGATAAGGGAATGTTAATCCGAACAGATACTAATACTGGTGCTGATTCAGGTTTGAGTGGTAGTTTGAAAGGAGCAAAATTACTCTTCAGTGATTCGAGTAGTGTATCTCAAATTGGTCATATTGTTTATAAGCATTCTGATAATTCAATTACACCAGGCACTACTGAAGGATTTATAATTGGAGGAGATCAAGGAACAAGCTCAAATCCGACAGTTGTTAAAGTTGAAGGTCGTGTAGTTGTAGATGAAAAAGTTGGCATCGGAACTAATAATCCTCTACATCCATTACATATATTCAGTGAAATGGGTTCCAGTCCTTCATTTATTCATATGCAGGTAACTGGATCTAACACTGTTGGTGGTGGAGGAGGTATTGCATTTGATACATCTGCATCAAATAGTGACTCCAATAATAGTTTATACCTTGCTACGATTGCTGGAATAAGAAATAGTGCTAATAATGGATCTAATGATTTAGTTTTTTCAACCACTAAGGCTAATGTTGTTGGTGATGATGGTAATACTCACACACCAAAAGAAAAACTTCGCATCACTATGAACGGAGGAATTGCATTTAGCGGTGCAAGTAATTATGGTTCATCGGGACAGATACTTAAAAGTAATGGAGATGCTCCTCCAACTTGGATTGACTCTTCAACAGTGGGAGCAACTGTTGATGTTAAACAATATAAAGTTGGTTCTACTGAAAGATCATGTACAAATCCGATTACTGTAAATTCAGGTACAATCGGAATTACATCGGCAAGTAATGCATTTGGAGCTCGATACATTAGCACCGAGGCAACTGGTGGAACTTATTGTGATGGAGATATATGGTATGATACAACAGGTGCAGACGAAGATCAGGACAATACAGGTACAACCACATCAGACATATTTGAAGCAACTAAATTCTTTCAAAACCCTACTTCACTGACACAAACAACCACGTTCCCTGCCAGTGGATCAAAAAATGGTGGAGTTTTTGGTCCTTACGAAATTGCAAATGGTGTGACTTTTACAATCAGTAGTGGTTCAACGTTCACAATTTTATAGCATATATAATATTAGGAGGTTACTATGAGTACACTAGTTACACAGACAGTTCAAAGCAACACATCAGGACCACCAGTATTTAAAAATAGTTCTGGCACTGAAAAAGGACAGCTTGTAAAGGCATGGGCTAATATTGAGACATCAACATCAACAAGTCCTGGTGGATCAAAAACTATTAATGGGAGTTTTAATATTTCTAGTTGTACAGATATAGATTTAGGTCAACATCAAATAACTTTTACTTCTGCCTTCGCTGATGCTAATTATTGTGTAGTAGCCACCACGGGTCACAATAATATGACATCACAGCTCAACGCTACTGCTGAAGTTAGAGAAATAGCAACAACAGGATTTAAAATAATAGCTGAAGATGTTGATGCAGCGTATGTTGATAGAGATAAATTATATATTGCAGTTTTTGGGGGGTAATTAGTTGTGTCAACACTTAAAGTAGGAACTATTCAAGATACAAATGGTGCTAATCCATCAACAGCAGAACAGATTTCAAAAGGTAGAGCAAAAGCTTGGGTTAAGTTTACTGGAGATACTGGTGATGGAGAGGACGCAACTAAGATAAACGATTTTAATATTTCAAGTGTCGATGATGTCAGTGTTGGTCTGTATCAATGTAATTTTTCTACAAATATGCCTAATACGAATTATGTCGTATTAATTCAGCAAGTACAAAGTGCAAGAACAAACCCTAACAAAACAGTCATCGTTCCGACTGGAACTCATATTGTTAGTAGTTTTAGAGTCGAGGTAAATAAGGGTGATGGTGGTATAGAAGATTGTCATAGTTTCTTTGCTGCTGTTTTTGGAGATTAACCAATGTCAACACTTAATAAATAAAAATAAAAAAAATGGCAAACTCTGATAAAAGAATAATTTACATTCAAGATAATGGTATGGTTGCTGTAATGACTCCTTCAGATAATTGTGGTTTGACTGTTGAGCAGATACAGGCAAAAGATGTTCCAGCAGGAAAAGCATCATATATAGTAAATAAATCAGAAGTTCCTACTGATCGAAGTTTTAGGAACGCTTGGACTTATACACCTTAACGATTATGGGATTTGGAATTGATATGGCGAAAGCCAGAGAAATACATAAGACAAACATCAGAAATGCAAGGGAATCAAAACTTGTTGCTCTTGACATTGATTTTCAACGTGCACTTGAAGTTGGTGCTGCAACTACATCAATTGTTGCCCAAAAACAAGCTTTGAGAGACGCCCCTGCCGCTGCTGGTATAACAACAGCAACAACAGTAGAAGAACTTAAAGCACAGTGGGACACAAGTATTCTTGGTGATTCACCTTATAGTTAGAGAGAAATTATGGCTATTAAAGTAAGAACTAACGGTCAATGGTTACCAGTTTCTGGAGGGGGTGGAGAACCAGTAGGAACTATTTTAATGTGGGCAGGAGCATCGAGTAATATTCCTCAAGGATATCTTTTATGTGATGGATCTGCAGTAAGTAGATCATTTTATAGTTCATTGTTTACTGCAATTGGAACAACAAATGGATCTGGTGACGGTTCAAGCACGTTTAATATTCCAGATTTGAGAGATAAGTTTGTGGTTGGTGCCACTGCTGGTAGTGGAGATACTACATATCCAGGTGTTTCTCCTGCTGCTACTGGTGGATCTGCGACAGTGGTAGCACAGCATGCTCACACTCTACCTAAAATAGCTCTTAACCCAGGTAATGATAGTACTACATCGATTACTCTTGGTAGTGGACAATCTTATCAGATAGGATACCACCAATCTTCCATGTCATCCAGAACCACTGGTGATCCTACAGCAGTTGCTGCTAATGGTAACTTACCACCATATTATGCATTGTGTTACCTCATAAAAGTATTTAATACGAGGGCAACAGCAATCAATAGTACTCCAGGTCCAACAGGTCCACCAGGTCCTCCAGGTCCTGCTTCGACTGTTGCAGGTCCACCAGGTCCTGTTTCGACTGTTGCAGGTCCACCAGGTCCTGCTTCGACTGTTGCAGGTCCACCAGGTCCACCAGGATCAGGATTTACAAATATAGCACAAGGACAGCAATCCTTCACTTCAAATGCACAATATACTCCAACTGCGGGAACAAAACATATAACTGTTCATGTAATCGGTGGTGGAGGTGGTGGTGGTAGTGGCAATGAATTAACAGGTGAAGAAAGTAATGACCATAGACCATTTGGTGGTGGTGGTGGAGCAGGATATTGTATTGGTCATTATAATATAACAGGACAATTTACTGGAAATGTTACCGTAGGTAGTGGTGGTGCTGGCGCACAAGCAAGTGATCATCAATCTAGAGCAGGTTCAACTGGTAATTTTTCTAGATTTCAACCATCTGGAAGTTATAATACTAATACATCGAGTGGACAAATAACCGCAAATGGTGGTGGTGGTGCAAGTGGTACAGGAACTGGTAGTGGTGGAGGTGCTGAAGCACAAGGAGGTATTGGTTTTAATGGTCATCAAGGACAACAAGCACATGGTACTAGCGGTCAAAGCGGAACTGGAGAAGCTGGAAGGGGTGGTATATCAGCACACGGTGATGCACAACATGGTAGAGGGGCTAATGGCAATACATCACCCAGCGCAACCAATGGTCAATCTGGGAACGGTGGTTTTGTTTACATATTTGAATATATTGGTAGTTAATACTGTTGCACATAAATTATACATATGATATAATATAAAAAAAACAATTATGATTCAAAATTACGCAATGATTGATTCATCTAATATTGTTTATAACGTATCAATATGGGATGGTAATACTTCAACTTGGACTCCACCAACTGGAACTACCTGTGTTGCAATTGGCACTGATTCAAGAGTGGGTATAGGAATGACTTACAATAGTAGTGGAGTAGGCATCGGCACTACAAGTGATAATATGTGGATATTTAATCAAGAATAGATTTTTTATTATACATGAGCAATTTTAAAGAATGTAAGTTTCCAGTTGATTATAAAAAAAATTATCACCCAAATTTATTTACTTGGAAAGAACTGGCAGGTCTCATAAATATAAGACCTTTGATGACTTACAAAAGAGTAAAACTACTTGATCCTCAAAAAAGAGTTTTTGAATGGTACACACCTGGTTGGATAAAAGATCATAATACCTATCCTCCATCTTTAGTAAGGAAATTACTTGATGAGATAGTTATTTACTTTTCTGACATGTCAAGAGCAACTAAAAATTTAAATAACTTTGCTAGTTCTATAGAAGATGAGTATAAAAGACATACTGATGCACATATCTATGTGTGTCGGAATCCAAAAATTGAACACCCTTTTGCTGCTCATTTTGATTTACAACATAATGTAATAGTTCAATGTGAAGGTAAAACTAATTTTAAAGTATGGAAAGAAGTAGAAGATCATACTGTTGAAAAACAAATTCAATTAGATATGAAAGAAGAACCAATATTAGATGTGATTATGGAACCTGGTGATGCAATATGGATACCAAGGTATTATCCTCATGAAGCTATTTCACTCACTCCTAGACTATCTGTGAGTTTTCCTTTTACTGACAATGAAAACTCAACACTTGAAAAACATTTTGAAGATCGCAATTGGGTTACGTTATGAAAAAAAATTATCAGGCAAGATTGGTATTCCCTTCAGTCTTTCACGAGTTTTCTTTTGACAAAGAAGATTTTAAAAAAAAAGAATTAACAGATTTTTGTTACTCTCAAAAAAAATTACATCCAAAAAGTTTACATAGATCAAATAGAGGTGGTTGGCACTCTCCTATTCTTAATGTTAATGATGAAAACCCCATGTCCGTACATTTAAGAAAAGGTTTAGCAAAATCTGTATTTACTACATTAAAACCACATTTAAAAGTAAATGTTGAATATTGGATTATGATTAATGGTCCAAATTGTTGTAACGCTGCTCATACACATCCAAACGCACATATGTCTGGAGTGTTTTGGATTAAATCTCCAAAAAATTCTGGGAATTTAAAATTTCTTAGTCCGTCAAATTTTAAAGCTTATGTTGAGCTTAATTCATACGTAAGTAACTTTACAACAGATACAAACGTGCACGAGTCATATGTTTACACACCGAGAGCAGGAAACATGATTACTTTCCCTTCTCATGTTATTCATGAGGTGCTACCTAATAAATCAAAACAAGATAGGATAGCAGTTTCTTACAACATTACACTGTCAGGTTGGGATGATGATGAATGGGCCACAACACATGAGAACTAATAATTTTATATTAAAAAATACAGGTTGCTTGTCTAAAGAATATTGTAAGGATTTAATAAATTTTTTTGATAAAAATGAATCTATTGCTGAAAAAGGTATTGCAGGGAGTAAACGATTAAATGATCTTGAAATAGCAATTGACGTGCATCAGTTTTCTGATGATTTACTTATAGGTTTAAACGATACGATTGATAAATATAAAAAAAAGTATCCATTAATAGATACACAACTTGATAGATGGCAAATAGATAAAATTGCACAATTGATGAGATATGAACCTAATAATGTTTATAGTCATATTCATTGTGAAACTGGTCCCCACAATCCTTATAGAATTTTTGCTTGGATGATTTATTTAAATACTATTAAAGATGGTGGGGGTACAGAATTTTTACATTTTAATAAAACTTTAATTCCAAAGGCAGGGGATATGTATATATGGCCAGCAGGGTGGACACATTTACATAGAGGTGTAGTTGCTCCTAAAGAAAGAAAATATTTATTAACTGGATGGGTATCTCATTTAAGATGATGAATAGATGGCACGTTGCAGGTGTAACCAGTACAGAAGGTGACTGGAGATTAGACGGTTATCAAAAAAGTGTTATTGAGTTAAAACATTTAATGCCTTTGTTAATTAATGAAAGGTTAGAAAATATTAAACTAGATAACATTGCTTGGAAAGGGAAAGACTTGTATCCAAAGAAAAGTGGTGATAATTGTTATTGTTGTGGAGGTAAAAAATATCGTAATTGTGATACAAAATATCCTCTCATAATTGCTGAAAATGCACCAAATCCATTTAATGACAAATATCGTATGATAGATGGAAGACATCGTATTCAAAAATTATTACTAAATGGTCATACAGAAGGTTTATGTTATGTTTTTGATTATGTTGAACTGAAACCATTTCTTGTTGAGAAAAAATTATGAATGATCTAATACAAGTTATAAAAGTTCTTGAGCCTAATGAGGTTGAAGAACTTAACAATCATATTGATACACTTAAATTTGAAAAAAGCGTCGTATTTGGTGACAGTGAACCAGACAATCCAAAATCTGATCCTAATATAAGAACAAGTTCTGGAACTACTCTTTTAGAATCACATGAACTAACAATAAATTTTCATAATAAAATAAATTTAGGTTTAGATGAATATAAAAGAAGAGTTCAAAACATTCACCATAATTTTTCTTTTTACCCAGTGCCTGGTGGATATGGTACAAAATCATGGAGAGAAGGTATTCAAATATTACAATATGAAAAATCACAAGAATATAAATTTCATCATGATGCTGCGACTCATGAGAAACAAATAGAATATCATCGTAAAATATCTGTAATTGTATATCTAAATGATGGTTTTAAAGGTGGGGGAACATCTTTTCTTCATAAAACTTATAAACCACAGCCTGGACATGCTTTAATTTTCCCATCTAATTGGTGTTATCCTCATGCAGGTCAAGTGGTTGAAGAAGGTAGAAAAAGAGTTGCTGTGACTTGGTATTATGTTGAACGAAATTAACTCAAATTTGAATACATAAATAGAACATAGAATCATAGTAGAATTATTGTGTCATGCCACTGAATAAGTTAGATAATTTCTTAAAAAACGTAGAAGGTCGTATTCTTTATGTAAGTCCAAGTGATTTAGATGCAAGTGATGCGATGTCAAATCAGGGTAATTCCCAAGCAACACCATTTAAAACCGTTCAAAGGGCACTGATTGAGTCAGCAAGATTTTCTTATGTTCAAGGTAATAATAACGATATAACAGAAAAAACAACAATATTATTGATGCCTGGTGAGCATATTATTGATAATAGACCAGGATACAAGATAAAAAAAGTAGGAGAAAGTGCAGTAATTTTAAATCAAGCAGGTGGAACTGTTTCAACAGACTCATTGTCTTTAAATTTAGACTCTAAGTTTGACCTTACAGCTGAAGATAATATTTTACACAAATATAATAGTGTTCATGGTGGAGTTATTGTTCCAAGAGGAACTTCAATTGTTGGACTTGATTTAAGAAAAACAAAAATTATTCCAAAATATGTTCCAAACCCAACAGATCCATCAGTTCCTAATTCTGCAATTTTTAGAATCACAGGTGCCTGTTATTTCTGGCAATTTTCTGTATTTGATGGAAAGGAGAATGAATTAGTATATACAGATAATACAACATTCACCAGTAAATTAAGCACTCCTACTTTTTCACACCACAAATTAACAGTATTTGAATATGCAGATGGAGTAGGTTTAAATGAACAAACAGAATTAACAGATTTAAATATGTATTACTATAAGCTTTCATTAGCTTATGGTACTGCAACAACGAATCGAAATATTGTTGACAAGTTTCCTGCAAGTACTGATGGTTTTGCTGCAAGAAGACCTGAATTTGAAATTGTTGGTGCATTTGCGGCGGATCCAATTTCAATTACAAGTCTCATATCAGGTGATGGATCAAACGTATCATCTGTTGTAACTGTGACAACACAACAGGATCATAATCTTGATGTAGGAACCCCAATTAAAATATCTGGTGTTATTCCTCTTGAATATAATATTTCAGCAAAGGTAACAAGTGTCAGCGCGACTGATAAAAAAGTGTTTACATATGCTCTTGATGATGTTCCTGATGAGTTATTAGCAACTGCCTCTAATGTAAGTGGTGCAACTGTGACAGTTGAAACCGATACAGTTGGAGGAGCATCACCTTATATCTTTAACATATCGTTAAGATCTGTTTATGGTATGAATGGTATGCATGCCGATGGATCAAAGGCAACTGGTTTCCGTTCAATGGTTGTTGCACAATTTACTGGAGTTTCATTACAGAAAGATGATCGTGCTTTTGTAAAATATAGTAAGACAGGTAGAGATTATGGTGGATTAAGCATAACTCCAGTTTTTGATGAAAGACTTTCATCAGAATCATCTGCAACTGACACCGAGAAAGTATTTCACTTAGATTCTGATGCAATTTATAGAAATGGATGGGAGACAAGACATGTAAAAATAACAAATGATTCTGTATTACAAATTGTATCTGTATTTGCGATTGGATACGGTGTTCATTTTGAAGCAAAATCAGGTGCTGATGCATCCATAACAAACTCTAACTCAAACTTCGGACAATTAGCTCTTGTAGCAGATGGATTTAAGAAAAATGCATTCCAAAAAGATGATCGAGCTTTTATTACTCACATATTACCACCAAGGGCAATAACTTCATCTGAAGAAAATATTGATTGGGTTACCATAGATATTGATAAAACAAAAACTGTTAATAATGATAAAAGATTATATTTGTTTGGATTTACCTCTGAAGATATATTGCCACCATCAGTCACTCAAGGTTTTCGAGTTGGTGCCAAAGTTAATGATGTTTTATTTGTAGATATCGCTGGTGTAGAAAAATCAGCAAATATTTTGATGGAGGATGGCACTGCCACACCTTCATTGTCAAGTGTCAAAACAATAGAGGTCGGAGAACCATCTGAAAGTCTATTTACAACATCGGATGCATCAGCACATAAACTATCAACAGGTGAAAAGGTAATTGTTATCAGTGACGATGGTGATTTACCAGAAAATTTAGATGAAAAAACAGTATATTTTGCTATTGTTCCTACAGGATCTACTAACACATTTAGATTAGCATCTTCAAAAACTAACGCAGATAATTCTGAATTTATCAGTGTATATAAAGGAACAAATTTAAAAGTATTAAGTCGTGTCAGTGACAAAGATTCTGGTGACTTAGGACATCCTGTTCAATTTGATAGTGATCAAGGACAATGGTTTATTAATGTTCAAACAGGAAACAATATATTTACAAGTATTGCATCACTCACTGGTAGAACCGAACCATCATTCGTAAAAAGAGTCTCAGACACGAGATCTCTTGATGAAAAAATTTATAAGGTTAGACTTGCAATACCAAAAGAAATTTCAAACTCAAAGAATCCAGAAAACGGTTTTGTAATTCAAGAATCAAGTTCAACTGGTGTTCGAGGATCAGCTGATTTTACTAAAAATGATGCTCTTACTAGATCAGATTTTGAATTTGAAAGAAATCCTAGATTTATTAGTAGTTGTACGTTCAATGATGCAACAGATATCATCACAATTCAAGCAGAGAGACCTCACAATTTACAAATCGGTGATTTGGTTACCATCAAAAATATTAAAGATGGTGGTTCTGGTGGTAGTCCTTTGGGTGAAGATAATAAAGGATATAATGGAGAATTTACTGTCAAAAATATACCAAATAGTTTAACATTTGAGTATGAAACCACAAGAGATAATTTAGGTGCTTCTGCAACAAATGATTTTAGTATAGAGGACACATCTCTTCCTAGATTTGAGAGGACTGATCTAAAATCAAATATTTATTTGTTCAGAAATACATTAGTTTCAGAATATATTGATGCCACACAAGATGGTGTTTATCAAGTATTTGCTCTTAATTCCAGTAATACCATTCAAGAGGAATATACTAATTTAAGTTATAGTCAAAATGTAGTTGATTTATATCCTCAATTAGATCGAGATAATGTAAATGAAAATCCCCAAGCATCTAAATCTTTTGCTGTAAGATCTCCTTTGGGACAGGTAGTTACAAACGATCCTTTAAAGAGTCTTACAAGAGAGACAAATGATAAATTACTTAAATCTATTGGAATAGGTCAACCTTTATTCTCATTCACAGACAATACTACAACAGGGATAGTTTCATTTACTACTGAACATAATTTTGCGGGTATAATGACTGCTACACTTCACTCTGGTGGAGCAAACTATACACCAAATTCTGGTGTGGCAACCTATCGTAATGTAAAAGTATTCAACAGTACTACTCAAAACGATTCTACATGGAATGGAACATTATCTGATGTCATAGTCTCCAACGGTGCAGTAACATCATTTGAAATTACAAATGCTGGATCTGGTTGGTCTGCAGGAAATAAAGGATATTTTGATGTAAATCAAATAGGTGCTGGTAATGGAGTGGCAATTTTGGATGGTAATGTCTCTGGTGCAGGTTTGACATCAGGAAACATTGGTGTATCGAGTGATTTAGTTATTCAATTTACAGGTGTAGGAACAGCATCCGACTCATATTTTAGATTAAAAGAAGTAAACGACAAGAAACAGATTACAATTCATAAAACAGGTGCAGATGTTGATCCTATATCAGATCAATATGCATTTACAGTTAGTCCATCATCTAAGGTAGATACTGAAAGTTTCTCAAATGGGTTAAAAACTATCACAACATTTGAACCTCATGGACTCGTTGCTGGAAATAGATTCCAATTGAATAATTCATCAAATGTCAACCAAGGTTCATATATTGTTAAAACAAAAGTTGGTGTCACAACATTTACATTTGAGTTAGCATCCGATATAAGTGTTGATAATGGATTTATACTTAAACATGGATTATCAGCAAATGACGGTGTATCAGATTCTGGTCAAGAAAATTTATCAATTCGTGGTGTAGAATTATTTGACAATGAACATGCAAAATTAAGTGCTCAGATGGGATCAGGTGTTGGAATTGCTACTGTTAATACTACGAATACACATAATTTACTTCAAAGATTCCCATATGGATCATACTTACTAATTGATGAGGAGATACTTCGAGTATCTACAAATACTTTACTTGGAGTTAATAAAGATCAAATTTCAGTAATTCGTGGAGTTTTTGGTACGGTTATCAAAAATCACGCAACTGGATCACTTGTTAAGAAAATTAAACCGTTCCCAATTCAATTTAATCGACCATCAATTTTAAGAGCATCAGGTCATACATTTGAATATCTTGGTTATGGTCCTGGTAACTATTCAACTGCACTCCCACAAGTTCAGGTCAAAACAATTTCTGAGAAGGAAGAGTTCCTATCACAGTCACAGGAAAGAGCAGGTGGTGCTGTTGTTTACACTGGAATGAACAACAAAGGTGATTTCTATATTGGAAACCAGAAAAAGTCAGCACTTACTGGTGAGGAAACATCCTTCGATACTCCAATACCATCAGTTACAGGTGAAAATCCTGGTAGATTAAGTGTTGTATTTGATGAATCAACAATTAAAGAAAGACTTGTGGTTGAGGGTGGCAAATCCAAGACATCATTATCTGAATTTGATGGACCTGTTACATTTAACAATGAAGTTCAACTTAAGGATGCAGTTAAAGTTAAAACAACAACGGATTCCACAAGTTCAACAACAGGATCACTCATAATATCTGGTGGTGTGGGAATTGCAAAAACTGCTAATCTTCCTGATGATGCTGCGATAAAATTTGGTAATGATGGAGATTTAGAAATATTTCACTCAGGTAGTAATAGTGTTATTAAAGATGCTGGAACTGGTAGTCTTATAATTGCTGGTAATGCAGTTGAAATAAAAAATCCTGCTGGTACTAAAGTAAACGCAAAGTTTCTTGAAGATTCTTCAGTAGAATTGTATTTTGAGGGAGAAGAAAAATTAAGAACCACTGGAGCAGGAGTTTCTATAACAGGAGTTTGCACAGCAACATCATTTAGTGGTGATGGATCAGGGTTAGATGGTCTTAACAATTCACAATTATTAGACAGTGGTGATGCAGTTAGAGCAGCAGCTACTACATCTGGTTTAACTATCACTGGACAGTTGACAAACAATGGTAACATACAACTCACCTCTGCAAACCCAGAAATAGAATTAAATAATGGAGGTCCAAGATTTAGAGTTCCATCCGCAAACGTACTTACTATTCATACTGGTAGTGGACTTGGCAGTGACGAAAATGAAAGGTTGCGTGTTAACACAACTGGTATTACGGTCACAGGATCAGGTACATTTACTGGTGATGTGATTGCATTTAGTTCATCTGATATAACACTTAAAAAAGATATATCACCCATAAAAAATGCACTTGACATGGTTAATAGTATTAGTGGTAATACATTTACTTGGAATACAGGACTGACACCACATGAAAATGGTACAAAGGACACTGGTATACTTGCTCAAGAAATTGAGGCACTTGGATTGCCTGGTGTTACAATCACAAGAGGTGATGGTGTGAAAGCAGTTCGTTATGACAGATTGATTCCTGTTTTGATTGAGGCAGTTAAGGAATTAACTTCTAAAGTCAACTCTCTTGAAAACAAATAAATAACTAAAAAGGTAATGGCAAATTATACCAAATCATTTAATTTTAGAAACGGTGTTCAGGTCGATGATAGTAATTTTATTGTCAACTCTGTTGGATTGGTTGGAATTGGAACTACAATACCAGAAAAACGTTTAGATGTTCGTGGCAATGCAAGTATAACAGGGATAACAAGTTTATCTGGAGCAGTTGTAAGTGGAGTGATAACAGCAGGTAATATAAAAGTTGATTCAGTTTCAGGAATTGTTACTGCTACAAAATTTGTTGGTGATGCATCAGGTCTTACAAATATAGTTGCGATTGCAACAGAAGGATTTATCGCAAATGCTGGTGGACTGTCTACTACTACCAATATTGGTATTGGTAGTGAAATACCAACAACTCAATTAGATGTTCTTGGAGATTCTATATTTACAGGCATTACTAGTTTTATTGGTCTTACGACAACAACTGATTTGATAGCACATAAATTAGATGTAATTGGTGTTTCAACATTTGGAAATGCTGTAGATATTAATTCTAGTGTAGATGTTAGTGGACTCACAACATTCGGTTCTGCTGTTGATATAAATGCTAATTTAGATGTAGATGGAATAACCGAATTAGATACCACTAATATTAGTGAAACTCTTAACGTCACAGGTCTTTCAACATTCGGTTCTGCTGTTGATATAAATGCTAATTTAGATGTAGATGGACGAACTGAATTAGATGTAACCAATATTAGTGAAACTCTTAATGTCACGGGTGTCTCAACGTTCGGTGGTAATGTAACCGTAGGAACTGGTGCAACAGTCGGATTTGGAACTACTGTATTTTTTGCTTATAATAGAAAAGCAATATTTAATGATAATTTACAAATATTCGCAGGTAATGATAGTGTCATAAGACATACAAAAACAGGCCCTTATTCTTTATCTGTTGAAACTGCTGGTGCCGTTTACGTTGGCACAGTTTCATTATCAGAGACAATAGCAGCTTTCAGGCAAACATCTGTTGATTTATATTATAGTAATCAAGTAAAATTTAAAACTAGTGGAGTAGGTGCTACAGTTTACGGACAATTAGATGTTGCGAGTTTAAATGGTGGTGCGTCTGGTTTATCATCACACTTTGGATCATTGAGATATGGTAACGAGAGTGGTTCTGCACCATATAGTACAAGAAGGTCACTAGATTTAATTAATACTGATAGTGGAAATATTAACTATTATATTAATGCAAACGATTTATCAAATTCAGGCAATTTCCATTGGCATAAAGGTTTTAATAATGCTCAGTTGATGACCTTAACTGGAATTGGTGGAAGTTTAGGTATTGGTATAACATTGCCAACACATAAACTCCACGTACAGGGTGATGCTAAAATATCAGCTGGTGCAACTTTTGGTGGAGATATATTTATTGCTGGTGATGTATCACTAACAGGATCAATTGAAGGAAATGTCACTGGTAATCTCACAGGTAATCTAACGGGTAATGTGAACGCAACATCAGGAATATCTACATTCAACGATATTTCTGCTGGAGTTTCAACTGTGACTTCAATAAAAACAGATAAAGTAGGTGTCAACGTAAATGCTGGTTCTAACCCAGTTGAAATAAATTCAGGTAACAATAGAGTTTTTGTGTCTGCCACTGGTAATTTAGGAATCAGAACAGATGATACATTTGGAAATTCTTTATTTAATACTGGTGCAACAGTCTCATCCATAGTTGGTGTAGGGACAACATTAGCCAAATCAGCAGTTGATTTTGCTGATGCTGGAAAAGATATTACAGGAGCATTTGCAAACAAAATGTTTATGCTTCCACCAAAAATTACCACTACCCAAAGAGTTGGACTTGCTACTGAAACTGGTGCGTTCATTTATAATACAGATGGAAATCAATTACAAGTTTATATCAGTGGGGGATGGGTCGGAATTGGAACCACTACAGCGGTTGACTCATAATGACATTACCAGGCGTTGGAAGTTCAATATCTTTTGGTCAAATTCGAGCAGAATTTGGTGATAGAGGTGATAGTCGTTTAGGAAGATATCGCAGAGATGATCCTGATTTTCAAAATGCTTCACCATCTGGAAGTACATTAACAAATCTACCACTAGACACTGGTATACCAGTATCTGGTGAGATTAAGTTTAGTGATTTTCGTGGTAAAAAATTAAATATGGTAGTTGATTATTATACCCTTCCAGAAGGTCAAACAGATACAAGTAAAGAAGTAGAAGGTGATAATCAAATGGCTGCGACTTGGAGATATAATAATGTATCGGCAAAAGTGACGGTTGTTGGTGGATTTAGAGAGAGACCTATTGGTTCACTTGATGGTAATTACAATCTGACTGCAGAAAATTGGCAAGGTGGTAAAAAAGTATTCGTAAACGTGAATCAAACTGTTGGTGGTAAACAAGATGGAGATATAACTGATGTTGCACTTAGAACTGGAGTTTGGCCAAGTGGCACAGAATTACAAGTGGATATAGGAGCATCAGGGTATCTGACAGGTGCAGGTGGTAATGGTGGTAGAGCAAATCAAGGTAATTCTAATGATGCCGATGATGGAATAAATGGTACGAGTGCATTAGGAGTTGAATATGCTGCAACTATTAATAATAATGGTGTAATAAGATGTGGATATGGTGGTGGAGGAGGTGGCAGTGGAGGATCAAACGACCCATCAGACAAGAGCACCACTGACTTCGGAAGATCTGGTGGTGGAGGTGGTGGTGGAGCTGGTCTCCCTGCTGGCACTGGTGGTGGAGGTGGTTCTGGTGGTTTCAATGGTTCTGGTTTGATAAATGGAGAAGCAGGTGATGATGGTTCATTATCTGCTGGTGGTGATGGTGGTGATGCTGGTGCAGAAGGAGGTGCAACTGGTGGTGCTGGTGGTGCTGGTGGTGATATAAATGATGCCCCTGTGAATGGAACTAGTGGAACTAGAGCAGATGACAGAGCATATAGAAGCACTCCTGGCGCACCTGGTAACGCAGGTTCTGATGGAAAAGCTATATATTTTAGCAGTGAATCTATTGCAAACAATAGCACTATCACAGGAAATACTGTTGGTGGTAGAAATGGAGGCACTGCGAACGGTTCTTTTAATTAATTATTA